GGCCAGGTACCATATTGTAGCCGAACTTAACCAATGGACAGTAGTATTGCTTACCTTCGGCTGTTTCCTCGAAGAATGGGCTGGGACCTGCCTCTAGGCATATGCTGTCCATTGTAACAGTAGCGTCGAGGCCTTCGGGAAATTGTTCTGAGGGCATCTGTATGTGTCTCAAGAGAGTGACACGATCTCGCTGCACCGCACCTGTTAGATTGTAGCCAGAATCCTCGGTGCTATATGCGAGAGCGTCCATGAAGTATTGAGCCGCACGGGTGGCACTATTCGTGTCAGGGTGAATCTTATCCTTCATATCAGGAAACCAGCTCTTCACAGTGTCCGTAGCGTAGCTCTTGGCAATCGTGAACTTCAACTGCTTTCCCATATCGGTGATATCAACATTGAGGTAAACTTCCAAGGGCGAGCAGACATCTGCCTTGAGCCTACCCACCGGATATTCATTAAACTGACCACTTGGCTGCGGAGGCACAAGCTCGCCGCATGCGGGACAAGCACCACCGGAACCTTCCCAAGCCACCGGCTCGGCAACTTGGGCACATATTGGACACGCTAGAAGTTCGATCTTGGTCTTGCCAAGTGAGACATCCTTCTTGTCGTAATGACAGAAGACAAAGGCATCTGCGTTGAGGGTGATCCACTTGGCTACTGCTTCACGAACACGTTCTACGTGGATTTCTGGGTTGATTACTTCTATTACCCGATCGGCTATGTTAGCGGCAGCTATGTCTTCGACATCTTCGGTAGCAGGCCAGGCCGAAGGCTCTACTTTTGTGCTTTGGATGGCCGCACACAACGTATCTGCTGTTGAGGCGTACCGATTGGTAACAGGTTTGGGAACCCATTTTCTAACCTTCTTTTCGCGCCAGCGGCGAGAACGAGCGTCCCATGTAAGCCACTGGTTACCAAGATAGTAAAGGATGGATCTAAACCATAATCGTTCAAAGGCCCAGCGGAGTTTGTCAACTTCTCTGAGGTGTTCAAGGATATCTGCAGCAATTTTTGCTCCATCTTCATAAGGGTTCTTCTTGGCCTCCTGCTCGGTTGTGCCAACAGGTGGATTAACAACGGCGTCTCCCTTGTTGCCGAACATGTTGAAGATTTTGCCGAGGCCTGTTGAAATCTCAGGAGACAAATTCATCGTACTGCTCCTTACGATTATCAGTCAGATCAGACTCTTTAGGCTCTTCCATGTCTTCAAAAATGTTATGCGATTGGAGCATCTTATCAATGGCCTCTTTAGTAGGCTCTGGAGGTAGCTCCACGCTTGCTACGCCACCCTTCCTCAATAGTCTCTCTACGAGGCGTTCGCTGTGTTCCACTAGACGTGAGTTCTCGGTCCGGAGCCTGGATATCTCCTGTTCGAGAGATTGAACATACCGCGTTTTGAACCATGGCATAAGACCTCCAGCCGCAGTTTATACATCTTATAGTGTTGCATTTACAAGAGAAGTCGTATGCTACTTCAGCTATACAGTGGCCTTTGCATTTAGGGCACTTCATACGAACTCTCCTACGCCTTCTTCATACTTGCTCTCTTCGTAATCGTTATCTAGAATGTCGTCGATGTCGGCTTGTGGTTCGAGGAGGCCTTGCTTCACGGCATCGGCTCTCCAATATCGGGCGGACATAGGATCTTGGCGTGCAAGAATCTTCAACTGTTCATCAAGCCCGGGGCGTTTAGACTGTTGTTGCGGAGCCAACAGCCGAACGGCATAGGCCATAGCGTCAAGGATGTCCCGTGTCCGCCCTAATGGGAATGTTTCGTATTCTTCGATGAACTCAGACATTCCTCGCTGAATGTAGATTTGGCCGGACCTGAAGTAGGGTTGCATCGATAAGATGCGTTGTTCTTTCTTTTCGTTTCGATCGGGCTTCAAGTTGACGATGGGCCAGTATTCACCACGATCGGCCATACTTTTGAGGGTAAAGGGTTCGAGGGCTTTCTGGAAAGCCACCATCTCGATGCCGATACACCGGGGTTGCCAGAAGTGGGCCATGTCGAGGTAGGTTTGGATGAGTTTAGCCGGATCACCCTGCCGGCCGCACCAATACTCCAGCAAGACCATCTTCTGGTAAGGCGACATGCCCATCACCACTATAGCGGAACGCGCGGCGGTCTCGCGTTCGCTGATTGCCGGATCTATACAGATCACAATATCCAGCGTATTGCGCAAGATGGTGATGGTCTTTTTAACGTCGATCATTGTCGCAAGCTCCAGCTATAAGCACCAGACGTACGAGCCAATCCACGAATGTTAATTGCCACGGCTACGCCTCATCAAACGATCATATGAGTTGGCTCTATCAACAGCTGTGGATTGGCGTAGGACTTCTGCATCGTCGCTAAAAGCTTCTTGGTTTGGGTCTACTCCATGAACGGAACGTCCGGCATCTACTTTTGTGTTGTAGCTCTGGACATCTTTCATATAGGAATCAAATTGCTTTTTGCTTCTGTTAGAGCGTGGGTTGCGTTGGGCCATTAGCCAACCTCGGCTAGAATGTTCAAGCTCTCGTCGCTGAAGCCATAGTATTGGAGCCACGAGGCTTTGAAGTCAACAACGGCCTCGTCTCGTGGATCGTTCATTTGCTGACAGGCGTACATGTATGGGTCCTTGATGCGAAGCTCAAGCAAGGAGTCCAATGGGAAGCGTTTGGCCCAGACAGGCTTCAAGATGCCATCGGCTGGATCTTTTTGAATTGCCGATATTCTGTTTACAGTGTACTCACGCTCGTTATTGATGATGTGTTGGTAGAGATCAAACATGGCCCACCGCGTGCCTACTACCTGGTCTATACCCATCACAGGCGACTCGAGCAAGTTCTTTGTGAGCAAGTGCCAGTCGATGATCTTTTCCATCACCTCAGGCGACCTCTCGGTTTTCTCGTCGATAAGGTCATCCTTGCTCAGTACGTCAAAGTGCCAGCCGGTTATGTGTCCGCCGACGCCAATGCACTTGAAGGTGCTCTCGGGATGATTCTTTGTTCGCGGTAGCAGGATCTCCATCTCGGCCCATTTATCACCCTTCGTGTCAGGTATGCACTCAGGAAACAACCAGTGGAGGAGGGTGTTGGTTTCGAAGATCTGTTTGATCTTGCGGAGGTTCTTCATCGAGTTCTCACGCGAGGAGCCGCCGAGCATGATGCGGATGTTGTTGTCTTGTAAATAATACTGGATGTTCTTAGCGATTGTAATGATGTGTGTCTTCAAATGACCGCGAGGCCAAAGGTCAAGCTGTCTGCCGAACGGCAACTTGAGCGTGTCGAGTTGGGCGCAGCAAGGACCATGGAACGCCGGGTCCATGTCCTTAAAATCCAGGATACCTTTGGCCAGAACGTACAGATTGGTCTGAGCCAACCTACGCAGGTCCGACCAACGATCCTTTGCTGAGTGCGAGGCCTTCACGAACCGCTTCAGCCTCGACAATGACTCGTCCAAGGAACTCAAGTTGCTCCTCCGTTACTATAGGTGCCCGGCCTTTAGATTTGCCAACCTGCGAGAAGTTTAGAATATCCACCGCAGCTTTGCGCTTAACGTCGTCTGAATCTGCATCCGTCAACACCGACCTCAAGGTGTCCACCGCTTGGGTGTTAAGCTCGTGTAGATCCTTCTCGGTTGTTTCGCCAGGCGCAGGTTCAAGCATGACGCATATGATACACGAACGCCGCGGTCTCGTCAAGCGCAATTTTCACGAAGTGAGACACCTAATTTGACGTATATATATATATATATATATATATATATATATAATGGTCGCTTTCTCAGCGTTCGCTTTCGCACGAACGAGAATTGTTTGGATGGCGAGAATAAAAATTGTGCCTTAATAAGGAAACGACCTCGGTTCATTCGTCATGGCTACCATGTCATATCATGCTTGTTTATTGCTTGCTTGACATCGGCATCGGCATTTGATACAATGAGCCTGTAAGTTGAATGTTCTTTGACAATTGAATAGCGTTTATGGCTTGCCACATGTATGCCATGGCAGAAACGAGGTATATCATGGCATTACATGAAATTATGGGTATGGTTGTTGAGGAGCGTAGCAAACCGAAGGGGGACAAGAAGCATTATATTCCCTTTGACGTTGCCGAGTTCGAGCGGCTGAGGCTTGCATTCAAGAAGCCAGACCTTATGCCCAACGATGTAAAGCTGGTTTTGCTGGCGATAGCTGATGGTACATTGGACATTGTAGTTAAGTAAACTAACAACTAACAGCTATGGCATACGTGCGGCGAGCTATATATCTAAGTTAGGCTGGCTTATGGTCATTCGAGCATAAGCCAAGCGCTCAAAAAGCTTTCTACCAATAAAATCAATAGCTTACGCTTATTTTCTACACGTTCTTTTGACGTTTTCTACACGTAAGCTGTTGATATGAAAAGCGAAAGCGGCGTTTTCTACATTTCTACAGTGTCAAACATAACACACATGAATGTATATATGTATATAATAAAAAATAAATAAATATAAACCGTCATGTTTTGGCTTTTTGGCACGTTGACCTATGTAGAAAACGTAGAAAATTGCTTAAATCGTTGATATTGCTAGCGAATTACGAGAATTTTCGCTGAAAACAAGCTGTAAATTCTCGGATGGTGCTTTTCAACCACTTTTTTGGCGGATTTTTGTCGTTTTCGTGCATTTTTGTACACTGTGGCATTTTGCCACACTTTGTTGGCACGGCATATGCAATCAGCAAGCTGTAGCAATTTGCTACATTGACACGGCTGAGCCGTTATGATATGGTGTGGCTTGACGTGCGGAATCGGCTTCCGCTTTTCTTGTTTCTAACCGCTCCCGACGGGAGCAGAATGGGAGGTTCTATGAGAGACCATCTCGTGAATGCTAACGATTATCTCACCATGTGCCGGGACCAGCTTCAGCTAGCCCTCGGCGAATCAACACCTATCGAGTTCATCATAGTGCTCGATATGATTCGTGGATTGGCTCGTACTCAAAGCGCCATGCAAGAGACCTTGGATGCTATCAAAATGGCACAGGTGTCTATATGAGAGACTTACGTAATAGTTTATGGGATAGTTTGTTGTTCTTGCTTCTCATTGTCGAAGGCTTTGTGTTAGTTGTGTTCTTTATGGTGCTGGGAGACTAACATGCTGTTGCAGGTTAAAAAGGCTAAGAGATCTATCAAGGCCCTTCGGCGCAGGCACGACTGGCTCTTGGATAGAATCACCATGTCAAAGGCTGATCTGAGCTTTGACAAATCTGAGCGTCTCGCGCTTCAGATAGCTATAACTGTGCTGGAATGCCTCCTTGAGGGGCAGAAAGTTGAGGTGTTGTATGACAAGTCTAGGACATGTGCTGGATATGCTGGCGAGGGAGAGGCCTCCCAAGCTCCGGCTCGGCAGACGCACCCAGCGATTCTCTAAGGCTCCTCTCACCGCCGATGAACTCGGCAAATGCTCGATGGTTGAGACCCCGCAAGGTGTCCTAGCCACCGAGTATCAGTGGAGGGCCTTGGCAGTCTTGGAGGATAACTTCTTCAAATACAAATCTCGCAAATATCGAGACCATGAGGTCTCCATCTTCGCTATCGACGAGTTTAAGCCTATGTTTAATGAGATCCATCGTGCTGTGGTCTGGTTCATGGAACAGGGCAGAACATCTCACGAGGCCTTGGTTGAGTTCTTGAGGCCAATAGCTCTGCGGAGCAGAAAGGATGAAGATGAACTTTCAACTGAGTCAGATCATTGATACACTGCGTGAGGAGAAGGAAGCCCACACAAATGGGGCTAGGCCTAAGGGCAGGTGTTGTAAGTACTGTAATACATTTCTGGCTGTGGTGATGGATGAACCTACGATAGTACATGAGCGGGACCCGCTGAGTCAGAGCGTAGCCGTGAAGTGCTACTATCATGGGAAGGCTAAGTGTAATATGTGTCATAGGTATCAGGTATGAAACTAGATACCATCACAAAACCTAAGTTTGATCCATTGGTGAGAGTGAAGGAAGGTAAGGTTCTAACAGTCATGTTCCTACCCAAGGACTGGGAAGCTATTGATAGAAGCATGGGTAGGCACATGACCTCGGCTGAAATCCACGATCTCATAATGGGCATATTTAGTGGGAAGTACTCATTGGTGAAACATGGATGATAGTACAAAAGAAGCCATTGACAGTATATTGGCCGGGAAGAGTAGAAGGTATAAGGAATCTTATGCTAGACCCCGGCCAGCTAGCACACCTGAGATGGCCAAGGACTTCTACGAGGCCACTCGTGCGGCAGCTGAGAAGTTGGCAAAGAAGCCTGAGCCTCCTAGATACCCAAGTTCTCACTGTTATAGCGAGGAAGAGAGCTTGTCTAACTTAAAGGAACAAGTAGCTACTTTGTCAGTAGACACAAGCTCGGCCTCGGTGGTGTTCAAGGCACCTCTCAACAATACCTTGATAAGTAGAATCAACAACTCAGTCCCCTTGACGCAGCGTGAGTGGGTGCCAGATAAAAAGGTCTGGCGCTTCTCACCTGCTGCCATACCGATCCTCAAGCCCATCCTCAAGGATGTGTACAAGGATGTAGTGATGCTGGGTGTACCCAAGGCTTTGCCCAGCACCAAGTTCGACCAGCTTATAAGTAAGCTCTCAAAGGATGACAAGGCTGCTGTCTATAAGCTCTTGGCTAGTAGGCATCACCCAGATAAGGGTGGGTCTCACGAAGTGATGACTCTCATTAACATAGTATTCAGGGGGTAACTTATGGCCGATGAAATGAAACCTCTCACAGAGCGTGAGATTCATCTAATAGAGGAGATAGGCTGCCTCAAGCGGCATTGTGAGATCTCCCACGTGGTGTTCTTAGCTTTAGCTGTACGCTGCGGGGGAGATGTTACCATTGAGTCAAACGAGATGGACTACACAGCCAAGAACTACGACCTCACGACCGAGTTATCTACATCTGACTTAACACGCAGCATAAGGCTCAAGGCCAGGCTTAAATAGGAGGTATCATGGAACGAGAAGTAGCACCAAAGCTAGAAGTTGAGGATGCCGACGACCTGGGCATCAGTACCGGGTTCGATGACTTCGATCACCTGTCGGTGGCAGCGGAAGCCTCGGCAAGTGCGCGTAAACGCTTTTTCTTGGTATGTGACGCCACAAGTAGCATGGGTCCTTGGTGGGATATGGCCCAAGCTTCGCTCAAGAAAGCCGTCGATGAAGTGGCCTCACGCACCAACACACCCTTCCAGGTCAAGGTTGTGGCTTATCGAGATCATACCTGTGACAGGGTGCCTGTCCAAGAAAGTGATTGGTCTAATGATACTGAGTACTTAAAGGACTATATCAAGCACATCTCATGTAATGGCGGCGGGGACTATCCCGAGTCGGTTGGCCGCGGCTTGGCTCCTGCTGCTCAGTCAGATGCCTGCATGGTGATCTTGATTGGAGATGCTCCTGGTAGAAGGGAGTCTGATGGGTTGTATGAGGCTAAGATACTTGGGAGTCAGAAGTGCCCCGTGTTTGCGTTACATTGCACGGATGAGAAACGTCTCGTTGAGAACTTCCGTGCTATCGCTAAACTATCCGGGGGCAAAGCCATGCTGTTACGAGATGCCAAGAACATGACTGACATCTTTAGTGCCTTGCTAGCCAAGGTAGTATTCCAGATCACATATCAAGCCACCTCGATTGAGGGGAAGAAGTTAATGGAGGGAGCATGAGGTTTTCAGACACCACACGCAAGATAGTTGTTAAGATGTTCTTTGAAGGCGTGAGTATCTCTATACTTGCATCTAGCTACGGCACAACTCCTGATGTAATCGAGAGGTTAATCAGGACTCAGCTTAGGGAGGACAATGGAAACAAATGAGATACGTAACGTGAGATGAGCCTCGACCAGGCTTAACAAAGGATCTACAAGACACCACAACTAATGTTAGCCTAGCTATGACAGAAGAAGACGCCATCAAGACAAGCCGTGCAATGTGTAGAGATGCATCTAGAACCGACTCCGAGTTACTTGACGAGTTTATGTTAATTCACTGGGCCACTTTGAAGGAAACCAAGTCATGAACGAAGAAGACATTAAAAACTCTTTAGAACTTCTCCGTGCCCGGCGGCAAGCTTTGGGAGAGCTTCGGGATTATAAACCGCAACGCTCTGGCAAGAAGGCTTCTGCGTCCAAGGAACCAGATAAGGACGTGGGTGAAACCTTTGCCGACCTGATAGTCGCCGAGGAATAACGCGGAAGACCAACAAAGGAAGGAGGTGATTTAGATGGGATTAGCAGACGTACTTGCGGAAGTTTCTGCGGATAAGAAGGCTAAGGGCAAAGCGGAAGTTCGCTATGTCTCCTTCAAGACTGCGGAGTGGCAGGAGATGGAATCCAAGTATGGAAAGACCATTGACCCGGTGGATGTGAAGAAGCTGGTTCAAGGTATTTTCAGCGGTCGGTTCCAGGTTGTGGCAGCGAAGAAGGCATAACCTAGAAGGAAGCTATGGGGGACACCTGGTCACACACCACCAGGTGTCCTACCAGCTTTTGCTCATTTGACCATAAGCTAACAAGGGGGTATATCATGGACGACATTGTAATCCATATGACTAAAGACATCGACAAGTCGGGCAGCTTAAAGGGGACGGACGTTTACAGATCCAACAACCCCAACGCTGTCATTACGAACATCTACATCAAGAAGTCCGCCGGTGCACCAGATGACATCCAGCTCACAGTGGGTGAAAAGAGGTAGCTATGGATCTCGATCTTGATAGCATCCTAAGCGAACTCAAATCAGAGCGGCACGACTCTACACAAAGCCGTGATGACATAGATGAGTTGTTTGCGCCTGATCCTAAGGGCTGGAAGCCTGAAGATAGACTTCCAAGCATGACGCTAGAGCTTAGTAGATACGAAGCCTACTGGCTCTATTGGCGTATCAAGGTCCATCTGCGAAGCTATGAAGCAATGGAGTGGAGTGAGATGAAGGAGGTTCTAGAATGTCTGATCACGAAGATACGGTCTTTATCGACGCAGACAAACTCATGCACGGCAGAATGCGTCACTCCTGCGGAGGTATTATCAGAGCCTCCTTCTACACAAGAGGAACCCTCGCTTCTATCAGATGCGGAGGATGCGACTCGGTTGTGACCTTCGATGAGGAAGGAGTTTGCATAGAAGTTAAGGGAGATCCCTTAGATATAGCAGACCGGGTTACACCACAAGAAGGCAATGCCTAACTATTTAAGAGGTAAACTATGGCAATTATAAAAGGTTCTGACTGGGGTGGATCTCGTATCACCACCTTTCAAACCTGTAAGCGTAAATACTATCTGGCATACGAGGCGGCACACCCAGATGGAGGGCAAGGGCTGATTACGATTGAGGACAAAGTAGCTCCGGCCAAGGGTAGCTTGATACATCTTGGCTTGCAGCACTACTACGACGGGCTGATAGCAGACCCAACTCGTGATAAGGGTCCTCTTATCTTAGCATCCATCATGCGTGCTGTGGAGCATATCCCAAAGTTCGACATTCCGCCGGAGCTTACAGCTTTGCTAAAGGATGAGATCATCTCAGCTTTCGATCAGTACTTCACCAAGTACTCACTTGAGGACTTAGTCCCTGTTGAGGCCGAGAAACCCTTCACACTAAAGATCGGCAACCTCGTTCACACCGGCATCATAGACTTGTTTGCCAAGTGGCATGACCACTATGTAGTGGTAGACCACAAGACAACAAGCCTTCGCTTAGATCAGTTCTTCAAAAAGTTCCGCTTTGACATCTCGCTCATGGGCTATGCCAAGTCTAAGTCAGAAGAGATCGGCCAGCCCGTTGGTGTTCTTATCAACGGCATCCGCTTCAAAAAGGACAAAGCCATGAATGTGGAGCTAGAACGTGAGCCGATCTTCTATGATCCCAACGAGCTACAAGACGAGTTCATCACCACGATCCAGGCCGAGCGGCGCAACATCGAGGTGTGTCAAAAGGAAAACTTCTGGCCTAAATCAGGTAGCCAGTGTGTCCAAGTCTGGGGCGATTGTGAGATGCGCCGGTTGTGTGTCTACAACGATCCTGCTATGATGAAAACCTTTTACAAGGCAAGGTCAGAGAGATGAGCACTAAAGACTCCATAGATCAACTCGCAACCGATAAGTCTGAGCACATGCTCAAGATCATCATAAGCCAAGCCGGTCTTGTGTTAAGCGGACCCGAACGGCAACTCATATTGATCCAAGCAAAGCATCTATACATAGAGGGTATGCAAGATGGCCTACACTGGGCCAAATCTACCATGAAAGGAGAGCAAAAATGAAAGTGTAGAAGCTGCAACTTAAATAATAAATATATATCTCTTAAAAACCAGGAAGGAGGTGAACAAACAAATGCCAAAAGTTAGTGACTTGTTAGAAGAGCGGCACAAACCCAACATCCTTGGGTATGGCCCATCCATGTGCGGCAAGACAAGGTTCGTGACCTCTTTGCGGAAGGTCTACAAAGGACCTTGTTACATCTTTAACTTCGATCCCGAGGACAACCTCACTCCCATTAAGCTGGCACCAGGAATGGGAGACATCGAGTACGACCAGTATGATCACCCAAGTGGGTATGACCAGCTAGTTAGGAAGATCATCGAGTTGAAGAAGCTAGCTGCCGAAGCTGGGCGTAAGGATGGCAAACCCTTTCCTTGGGACCTGATCGTAGTCGAGAACGTGAACGTAATGCACAGCACTACTATGCAGTGCTTACTAACGCTTGCGGGCCGAGCTGATACAGATGGAGCACGTATACAGGACTGGGGCTTGGCCGCAGACCGCGTTAAGAAACGCCTGAAGGAGATCATAGATCTTCCATGCCCCATCTACGTGACTGCCCATCAGCAGTTAGAGAAGGACGAGATCTATGGTCGAACTGTGGGTAGGATCCTGATCCCAGGAAAGTTTCTCCCAGACGAAATTCCTCCCATGTTTAATATGTTCCTGCATTTTATAACCACTACAAAGTCAGGAGGTGCACCGGAGTATAAGATACAGTGTTCAAGTGATCCGCTTTGGCCAGCCGGGGATAAGACTGGTTCGTTGGAACCTTTCGAGGAGCCGGACTTTGCTAAGATGGCGGCCAAGATTGGAGCTAAGTTAACAGCAGCACGCAGTGCGGCAGCGGCA